CCTTGATCAGTTGGTTTAACTCTGAGAAGCACAGAGGCGAGCGATTGGATGCTGTTCTGGCTGAGTCGCTTGAGAGATTTAACAAGCACTGACTGTGACAGATTTCTCACAGTTAGTGAGGACCAAAAAGTCAAAAGATTCTATTATAAGGCATGGACAATGCAGTATTGAATAGACTCAAGAACGCGGGTCTACTGTCCGAACACACCACCGACATGGGGTTCGTTTCAACAGGCAGCTACGCGCTCAACAAGGTCATCTCTGGAGATTACACCAAGGGCATTCCAATTGGAATGATCACCCAGTTTCATGGCGAGGCTTCCACAGCCAAGACAGTCTTCGCCACGCACATTCTCAAGGAGGCACAAGCGCAAGGTTATTACACCATGCTTGTGGACTCAGAGAATGCATACAATCCTGAATTTGCGAAGAGCTTGGGCATTGACCCCAAAAAGCTTATCTACGCAGCGCCTGAAACACTTGAAGATTGTTTTCAGGTTATCGAGGATACTATCGTAGCCATTCGAGAAACTGATAAAGATACACCTATCGTTGTGGCTTACGATTCGATTGCTGTTTCACCTTCCAAAGCGGAGTATGAAGCAGAAAACTACGAGGGCAACAACATGCAAGGTGCAGTAAGAGCTAAGTCTACTGGTGCCTGTTTGAGAAAGATAAACCCCCTCATGCGTAAACACAAGGTTGCATTAGTAGTAATCAACCAGATCCGAAACAAGGTCGGAGTTATGTACGGCAGTCCAGATACAATGGCTGCTGGGGGTAAGTCGTTAGAGTATTACCTAGGCGTAAACTTGAAGACTATCTCTAATAAAACCAGCGACCTGATTCGTGACGAGCACAAGAATGTGAAGGGAATCAGGGGTACAGTTCGTAACACAAAGAACAAGGTGTCTGTGCCTTTCCGTGAGTGCGAATTCGAACTGATGTACAACGAGGGCCTGAACGAATTTGCTGGAACACTCAAGCAGATCGAGGCTGACGGACTTGTAGACCGCAACGGTGCATGGTACACCGTCAAAGAAACGGGAAAAAAGTTCCAAAGTAAGGAGTTCAATGAGCTATTACTCAACCAGAGCGAGGAGGGCTTCGAGCCCATCCGCAAATTTTTTGGCCTTTCCTCTTGCAACTAATCACCGAACAGGGTATAATAGGGGGACCGAAGGAGGCAGTACGACATGGATGACAAGTTCTACGAAGATCTGAGCCGACTCATCAATGGTGCGTTTGACGCTACCTTCGGTCGCAACATCACCCCTACACAAAAGGAGAAACCTATGGTTACTATCAAGAATGAAGAACTGATCCGCCAGTACGCTCCCGCAGCCTTTGCTACGGAGCCCGAAGAGGGTCGCGTCTCTGGTCGGTACTCTTTCCTCCCCACTACGGAGATCCTCTCCATCCTACAGGATGAGGGCTGGACTGCGTGGAAGGCCCAGCAGGTGAATGCTCGCAAGTGGAGCAAGGACCACGCCAAGCACATTATTCGTCTCAAGCACGAAGACATGAGCATGGACAACTTCGGTGTCGGTGACAGCTTCCCTGAGATGCTGCTTATCAACGCCCACAACGGTCTCGGAGGCTACACCCTGCAAGGGGGCATCTTCCGCATGATCTGTTCTAACGGAATGGTGATCTCCGAACAGGACTTCGGCAAGATCCACATTCGCCACATCGGCTTCGAGGCCAAGCAGGTTCAGGAAGCATCCCGTGAGCTTATCATGAACTCGTCCCGAATTGCGGACAAGATCGGTAGCTGGCAGCAGACTGAGCTTTCTGAGCGCAGCCGCAAGGACTTCTTCGCTGACGCTGCAAAGCTTCGCTGGGAGAACCCCGACGATGGACTGATTCTCGATGTCGCTACCCCTCGCCGCGAGGCAGACAAAGGTAACGACCTCTGGCGTACTTTCAATGTCGCACAGGAGAACCTGCTGCGAGGCGGATTCCGCAACGGAACTACGCGCCGAATGGTTCGTCCCATCTCTAACATTCAAAAAGATGTGAATTTGAACCAACAACTGTGGGAGCTTGCCTCTACATATAGTGAGGGCGTTGCTCTCAACTAATTCCTTGAGGGAGGGGTGTTTCCCCCGTCCACCTCTCCCTCTCTTATTATTATGCTAGAAGGCGATTTCAGAGAACCCCTGATGGTTGATGAGTATGGCTTGTACATTACCATCTCCCAGATGGAGTTCTTTCTTAACAGGAAACACGGTGAAGAGCTAGTGAATAACGCTTCACCTGAATTCATGAAGTATTACAAGAATTGTTGTTTGTACAATCTTGTCTACGACATGATGGAGGAAGATCCCGATTGCGCTAAAATGTATTGGGATGATGTTACTGAGTCCGTCGCTATGGCTTTTCCCATGGACGGTAAAGTGGCAAAGGCATTGGCTTCCGTAGCTATCCATTTCGCTGAGGTGGATGAGGAAGACGATGATGACGAATTTGGATTATTCGATTGATATGGGACGCACATTTCGAAGAGACGATGATCATAGATCCTATGGTGTAAATCGTTCGGCAAGACCTAAGAAAAATAAACCTCGTAAACAGAAGAAGAACTTCTCTGACAAGAGCTATAATGTAGCAGAAACCTACGAAGACCACTACGGCGATCAAGGGTTCGAGAAGTTTGACTATGCAAAGCGTAAAGGTAAATAATCCAGAGCCAACATACATCACCGCTAAGGATGTTCTCACGCCAGAGTGTGCGGAGACATTGATGAAGTTGGTAGACGAACGGGGGAAGCGATCTGAGTGGTCTTATAATCCTTGGTGTCTTGAATTTCAGATCGCTAACCCTTTTACTAAGGTGAGGACGGAGAATGATGAAAACATCATCTCTGTTCTTCCTGAACTTTTTTCAGTTGGCGAAAGCTTTTTGAGGCACATCAACTGGAGCTTCCAGAATACTGGATGTGATATCGCTACAGGACATCACGGTTTCTGGATTCTACGATACGACAAGGACGGTTACTTTGACCTACATTGTGATTGGGACTCTGGCCCAAACGGAATTCGTCCACCTATCGTAGCCACAGCAGCTATCCTGTTAAACGATAAGTTTGAAGGAGGGGAGACAGTTCTTCTCGACTCCACAGGAACAGAAGCTATAATAGAACAACAAGAGCCGTTATCTGCGCTCGTATGGGACGGGTTCACACAGCACAAAGTTGCTACGGTGACATCGGGCAGCAGATACGCTCTTGTCATCCACTACACAGGAACAATCAAATGAGTTGGCTTTGGAAAGATAAATCACAAGAGAAGACCAAGCTAGATTTCACTGCCAAGAACAGGCGTCGAGATCTAGTAACTAGAACCATCAAGGTCCACCTTGAGCTACAGATGGAATATCCAGAGAGCATGGACATTGTGCAATCAATTCGTGAGACTAAGACTTCATTCGATCTACCCATGGGTATCGAGATGAAGGATGCACACCTAGCTCATGTAGAAATTCTGGGGGAACCAGATGCTTGATGATGAGTATATTGGTTGGGAGCCTTTTGGCCTCAAAGATCTAACTTTCCAAGAATGGGACGAACTTGTCACATGGTATGTGCAAAAAAAGATCTCAGAGAGACTAGATACTGTGGAGGAAGAAGACAATGCCTTCAAACTATATTCCTAAAAACTCTCTGCTTGGCCCCACTCGGGTACAACGGATTGCTAAAAAGCTGATTGATGAGGCTGGCGAGGATCGCAAATTAGCTCTCGAAGCTCATCGGTTTTTCAGAAACATGGTTGACGAGAACCCACAGGACTCTACAGCTAAGAGTCTTATGGTTGATTCACTCAAGGTTGCCCAAGCATCCAAAAACAATGTGATCAAAATTCTCAACCTTGTGGTTAAAATGGAGGAGGTCAAGGATGAGAACATCACCAAGGCTTCCAAAGGTTCCGAAAACTCTGTATTCAGCGAATTAGACAATCTACTAAATGAGTGAGCGCAAGACTTATCGTGTCGTATGTCCAGAACTAAACGCAGTTCTGTATGTCAAAGGCTATTCAATGGAGGAGGAGCACAAGCTCTACACTTCCCTTCGTAAGAAGATTCAGGACTCAGAGAAACCTATCAAGATTGACGAGTACAAAAATTTTGTCGTTCGTAAGTTCTTGGTCGATGTTGATGGTTTCTTTGACCTGTTTCCTGACGATGACATCGAAGAATTGATGGAAGGCGTCAACGCTGCCTACGATGCGATTATCAATCTGTACCCACCATTCTCCCTGGACTTCATTTGCACGGATCTGAACAGCGAGGCGTTCTTCTCTGGTATTGAGAAGCGGATGCTGAACAAGCTCAAGGAGCAGATCACGGGCAAGTCCACACAGGCGCACCCTGAGGGCTCTGTGGCGCTCTCCTCGCTTGAGGAGCTAGAGCTACTGGAGCAGCACTTCGGAGACAACATCGTGGGCCAGAAGGACGCTATACGCGCTCTCATGCGCTCGCTCAAGCTCATGGCCTCTGGCCTAGCTGACCACTCCTCGTTCCTTTTCGTGGGACCAACAGGCGTGGGCAAGACACAAATTGCTAAACTACTGGGTGAGAAGTTCAACGGTAATTTCTACAAGGTGAACTGCGCTGAGTATGCTGGTGGACATGAGTACGCCAAGCTAATCGGTTCTCCTCCAGGCTATGTGGGACACAGCGAGAAGTCCCTACTGGCAGAGAAAGCAGAACAGTCCAACTCTTGGGTATTCCTATTCGATGAGATCGAGAAGGCACACCACAAGCTGTATGATTTCCTATTGAGTCTTCTGGATGATGGCACTTGCACAGATAACATGGGACAGGTGCTAGACTTCACTCAGTCGATCTTCATCTTCACATCCAACCAAGGTGTGTCTGAGATCAAGCGTGAGCCTTTAGGCTTCGGTGAGCGGAAGAAAGAGGTTGAGCATAATGTGACTGAGGACACAATTCGCAAGTCCATCAAGCGTCACTTCAGTCCCGAATTCCTAAACCGTATTGATGAGGTGGTTGTATTCAAATCCCTCAGCAGGGCAGATGTGAGGGAGATTGCAGAAATCCAACTGGAGGATCTACCTATCAAAGCCACGAAGTCTCTGATTGATTTTGTTGCTGAGAACGGATACTCCCAAGAGTATGGAGCACGGAACATCGCAAGGTTCATCAAGAACAATGTTTCCGATAAGATAGCTGATGCCATTCTGAACCGACTTGTCCCCAAGAAGGAGGAGGAGTATTACACTCCCCGACTCGTGGACAATCAGGTGAAGATCGTAGACACCAAAAAATTTAATGTGTCTTCGATGTGAGAACTGTAGAGGCAAGGCTATAATGTTATGTCTGGGTGGAGCGAGCAGGTAACTGCCGCTGTCAGAACGCACTACCCAGATATCATCGACCACCCTCCAGTAGCTCATCGGTCAGAGCAGCGTTCTTATAAAGCGTTGGTAGGTGGTTCAATTCCACCCTGGAGGACCAAACACCTAAAGGAAAACTATTATGCAAGCACTAGCAGAAAAATATCTATCGTCCGCTCTCGAAGGCGCAGAGCAAGCAACTCAACAAATTGATCAAGCAATCGCCCAACTTGAAGCCCAGCTTGAAAAGATGCAGGAGCAACGCTCCGAAGTCGGTGAAGCGGTGTCTGATCTCAAACTACTTCTCGGTCTGGAGGAAGAAGATGTCGATCAGTCTGAAGAAGTCTGACAAGATCAAGTTCGGGTACTTTCGTACCGAGAGTAAAGCTCAAGAGTTTGTTGAGCATTACAAAAAGTTTCGCATGAAGAAGGACGCTGATGCTAAGTTCTTCGTTGTGAAGCGTGATCGAAAAAAGACAGGGCAAAAAGCCTACGAGGCATACTGTCTCATTCCCCGATAGCTCAATCGGTAGAGCATCTGGCTGTTAACCAGAGTGTTGTAGGTTCGAGTCCTACTCGGGGAGCCATCGGGGATTGGCGAAGCTTGGTATCGCGCTGCATTTGGGGTGCAGAGATCGCAGGTTCAAATCCTGCATCCCCGACCACCTCGCCAGCATAGCTCAATTGGCAGAGCAGTTGCCTTGTAAGCAACAGGTTTACGGTTCAAGTCCGTATGCTGGCTCCATTTTTTTTAACCAACAGAAAGGAGGTAACTCATGTTTAAGAAAAATATCCTAGCAGCTATTTTTAGTCTGCTACCTATCGTTAGTGTTCAGGCTCAGAACCTACCAATGGGCCAGTCTTCACTTGTTTTTTCTCAAAGGCCACAAGTCCTTAGCTTTAAGGAAAAACTTGGTAGCGGAGTTCCCGTCCCTGTTCAAATTCCTTACAAGACTAGTCCTGATCAGACTCAACTTCATATGCGTCTGTGGACTCGTCAATGGTCTAGGGTTGGTGGACAAAACCGTAGTGGTGAAACGCACCCTGGTTTTGGTTACATGAACAATCCTGTTGCTGGTCTGGATATGAGGTTCGAGGGTTCGGACGGTTATGCCGCGCTCCCTGGAAGTTGGAATGGTCACTTTGTTGGTCAAGAATGGGGTCCAACTGAATCAGCCTCCCCTGGAGAATGGATTGATCAGAGTGATTGGCCTGTGCGATGCGAAGAAGATCCCACTTGTTATTGGGGAGCAGCAACCTACCAAGGTCCCCGCTCCTACAGAGATACCATGCGGGAATATGTTATCGAGGAAGGTGGTCCACACTGGACACAAGGAACCATTCCTGGCAACATTGTGTACTTCACCGCATCAGGTTGGTGGGACGGAAACGGTTGGGACGGATCACATGCTTGGCCTGTCCGAATTGATTTCACCCAGACCACGGTACTCTATCTAGAGTGGCACTAGCCGTAGAGTAAAGGGACAGTAGCCCAATAGGCAGAGGCAACAGACTTAAAATCTGTCAAGTGCGGGTTCGAGTCCCGCCTGTCCTACCACTATAATATATCATGTGTCAAACTTGTGAAATCATAATGACCGCACCAGCCAAGCTGGCTGCATTCACGCCTTTCGTTGCATACTGCGGCTGGGCAATTCGTTCTAGATTTAGTAAGCACTCGTAGCTCAGTTGGATAGAGCAACGGACTTCTAATCCGTAGGTCATAGGTTCGAATCCTATCGAGTGTACCACTACATAGTGTATGAGGAAATTTCTCGCTACACTATTACTACTCGCGCCTGTTACACAGGCACAAAATACCATCACGCAAGATGGCACTTTCATTGAAAATCAGACATTCAACGGAATGGTCCAAGTTCGGGCTCATGATGTAACCCTTCGTAACTGTACTTTCATTGGTAGCCCTTTCGCTCCAAACTGGTATGGTGTAACGAATGTTTACAACAATGAGGACGGGACCCCCCAGTCAACTAATTTCCGTCTTGAGAACTGCACGATCCGTGGTGGTACAACTGGCGTTTATGTCCAGCACGCTACTGTGTTCGGATGTGACATTCAAGAGACTGGTAAGGATGGCATCAAGATCTCCAGCGGTGGACACAGTATGATTCGCAACAACTATGTTGCTCGTATTGGTCTACAGGTTGGGGCTCATGCTGACGCCCTCCAAATGGTTGGAGGCAGTCATGTATTTATCATCGGCAACAACTTTGATATCCCAGTCAGTTTCGCTGACGCTAACGGGTATCTAAGTAACGCCTGTATCATCCTGCAATCGCAGGTGGCACCTCTGCATGATATTTACATCTGGGGCAATCGGTTTGAAGGAGGCAGTTACTCGGTCTACATCAAAGACAAAGACCATCCTAACTATCCAAACATCCCTCCTCCTTACCGAATCCGTATGAATGCAAACACCTTCGGAAGCGACTATCGCTACGGAGTATTTAACTGGGATTCATCTCCCACGATACAAGTAAACTTTAACATCTGGGAGGATGGTTCTCCTATGGAAATCAACACATGGGATAGCTGGCCTCAATGGTAAAATGGCATCACAAGAGAGACTAGATCAGACTTACATGGCGATGGCAGAGAAGCTGTCAGAGCTTTCTCACGCTGAAAGAGCGAAGGTTGGAGCTATCATAGTCAAAGACACGCATATTATTGCGGAAGGATACAATGGAACACCATGCGGCTTTGATAATACTTGTGAGTATCTCGATTATGTGGATCACTTGCACACTAAACCAGAAGTTCTTCATGCGGAGTCGAATGCAATTGCAAAAATTGCTAAGTCTACAAATAGCTCTCTTGGGTCTACTTTGTATACTACTCTCGCTCCTTGCTTGGACTGTTCCAAGCTGATCATTCAGGCAGGTATAGCGAGAGTAGTATACAAAACTAGATATCATAGCTCAGGTATTCCTCTTTTGCTAAAGGCAGGGATTCATGTTGATGAGCTATGTGAATGAAATCGAGGAAAGGTGGGGAGACATCCTAGAAGAGTATCGTTCCGTTACTAATACTGAGAAGTATTTCGAGAAGGATCTCTATGTTGGAAACTGGGATGTCTACCCATTCCTCTTTTTCGGTGACAGCTTCATTGATAATCAAGAAGCGTGCCCAAAGACCTGGGCTCTTCTGAAAGATATACCAGGGCTAACCACAGCCAGCTTCTCTATCCTACGACCACACACAGAGATACATCCACACACAGGATTCACACCAGATGTACTAAGATATCATTTAGGTCTTGAGATTCCTGAGAACTGCGCTATAACAGTATGTGGCAGAGAGCTTCAATGGGAACAAGGAAAAGTATTTATCTTCGATGACACACAAGAACACTCAGCCTACAACCGAAGCGACCGAGACAGAGTTGTCTTGCTCTTCGATGTTAGAAAAGATTCATGAACATCTGAATCACCAAAGCCAACGGTGGACAGAAATTTATAACCAAGATCGTCATACTGACGCAGGAACTTCTTTGAGGTCTCATGCTCAGGGGCGCATTACCGCTTATGTTGAACTGCGAGCCTTCTTACTACAACTTGAAAAAAATGCAAAAAAACTGTGATGGTACTTTTGAAAGTATTGGCTGGAATGTGGGGGAACTCGTCCAGCAAAAACAACGAGCCTACGGAGACTCCTTCGGAAGAAGTGGGGATTGCCTTCGTCAAATGTTTCCCAATGGTATCAAACCTGAGCAATATGATGACCTACTCACCATCGCACGGATTCTAGACAAACTATTTCGTATCGCAAATAACAAGGATGCGTTCAACGAAAACCCCTACCAAGACATTGTAGGTTATGGTTTGCTAGGCATGAAGCGTCACGATCCTCTATCGTAACGATCTTGTCTGAG